TAAGATTATTCTCTTTCCTGTCGTTCATAAACAATTAAATAATTTGAATCCTTTAAAAATTTTAGTGATACGAAAAACTTTGCCTTCAATTCGAGCTTCGTGTGTTGAACTAATAAAAAAAGAATGCGAAAAGTTTCAGTTTCCTTATATTTATAATTATACAGAGAATACCATTTCACTTTTTCAATCGAAAATAATTTTTCGCGCGATAAACAATCAAGAAGATAAACATAGATTAAAATCAATCACAGACATCGACCTTATCTGGGTCGAAGAAGCTATGGAAATAAAAGAAAACGAATATATTGAACTAAATCTAATGCTACGAGGCGGAAAAGGTTTATATAAGCAAATTATCTCTTCTTTTAATCCAATCTCAAAAACAAGTTGGATTTACGATAGATTTTTTATAAAAAATTTAGATAATGCAAAGAAGTTAAAATTTGCCGTTGACCATAATCCATGGATTGAAAAAGAATATATAGCTGAATTGGAAAAATTAAGAGAGCAAGATTTTAATCTGTGGAACATTCATCGAAACGGCGAATGGGGTGATTTAGAAGGCAGTATTTATAATTGGGATATTCAATCCCGACCAAAAAGTTTTGATGAAATTTTTTATGGGCTGGATTTTGGTTTTTCTGTTGACCCAGCTGTTCTTGTTCGAGTGTATCGAAAGGCTGATGAGTATTGGGTTGAAGAACTTATTTACGAAACAAAACTTACCAATCAGCAATTAGTAGAAAGAATGAAAAAAAATAACATTAAATCTGTCGATGAAATTTTTGCTGATAGTGCTGAACCAAAAAGTATCGAAGAAATTCGACAGGCAGGTTTTAATATTCATCCTTCATTGAAAAGTGCTGATTACAAGCGACACGCTGTTAATTGGCTAAAAGCGCAAAGGATACACATCGTAGATGGAAGTGAGAACATTGTCAAAGAGCAGAGAAGTTATATTTATAGGAAAGATAGTTCAGGAAAAAGTTTGCCGATTCCAATCAAGTACAATGACCACGCTATGGACGCGATTCTTTATGCGATTCATACAAAAATGAAAAAGGAAAAATTTTTTGTTTATGTTACGTGAGGAGGCGCAATGAAGATAGGTGGCTATAAAATTTCAATTAGAAAAATGAGACAGAAAAAAAATAATGAAACAAAAAAAGGTTTGAATGATTTAAAATCAAATGTTTTATTAAAAAATATCACGAATTATAATCTTTCCAATTTTGATTACGAAGCTGAAACAAATCAAATTATGCAAATTATCTCCTACAATCCATGGTTAGCAGCTTCTATTCGTGCGATTAATCGTAATTGCATTATGCCCGTGTTGAAAGTATATCGAGGTGAAGAAGAAATAAAAGAACATGATAGTTTGAATCTTCTTTCGAAGCCGTTCATTAATTTTAACTACAATAAGTTTACCCAGTTTTGTTTTTTTTATTTTTTAATTTGTGGTGGAGCGTACGTTTTGAAGATTCGAGATGGAAATGGAAAAATAATAGCTTTACAGCCTCTTCCCTCTACTCTTATTGCTATTGATTCGACATCAATTCAAACACAAAATTTAGTTTATAATTTTTCTACTTCAGCTGGGATTTTGAAAATAAAAAGAGAAGATTTAATTATTTGGGAAGATTATGAATATATTACGAGTTATTACACGGGCACCTCACGGGTTTTACATTTACTTTTTTCAGTCCTGAATAAAAATTTAGCTGATAGATTTAACAAAAGTATGCTTGAAAATGGCGGAGAAATAAAAGGTATCATCACTACAAACGCTAATTTGACGAAGGAAGATATAGAACTCTTTCACCAGGAAATGCAGAAGTTCTACGGAGGAGTTGAAAACACCGGGAAATATGCACTTATCGGAACTGGTGCGACCTGGCAAAAAATAGGACAAACCATGGCAGATATGGGATATAAAGACTTGATGCGAATCTCAAGAGAAGAGATATTAGCTGTTTTGAAAGTACCCGAGATTGAGCTCGGTTTGACAAAAGATGTTCCTTATGCGAATGCTCAAGCTCAACGCAAGTTATTCTGGGAAACAACAATGATGCCGTTGTGTGATTCTTTTGCTCAAACTTTGTCTTCCGAACTTTTACACGACGAAATGCGGGAGAATGATTTAAATTTCTTTTTTGATTATCTATCAATTCCAGCCCTTCAACAAGACCTAAAAACAAAGATGGAAACCGCGATATTAATGCAAACTTTCGGCTATAACAATGATACAATTACGCAAAGTCTTGATATTCCAATGATTGAAGAAAAAATTGATGATGAAAAAACTTTTTTTATAAAAAATAAAAGTATAGAAAAAATTTATCGGGATGGAATTAAAAATATTTTTGCTACTGAACATAGATTTTCAGAAAAATATTTTAAGACAAAATTAGAAAAATATTTTTTGAATCAAAGGAATGAAATTTTGGATTTTTTTAAAGAGAAATATGAAATGAAAGGATATGACGACCCGTTTGCAGAGCTTCAAGCGTTTCTTTTTAAAAATAAAGGTAAATGGAATGATGAACTTCTGCAGGAGACGAGCAAATATTTTAATTTAGTGAATGAAAAATTAGTAAGAAAACTGCTTGAAAGTTTTGAACTTAAATTTTATAATAACTTTGTGAATATAATAAAAACGAGCAATCATCTACAAAAAATCGTAGATATAAACGAAACAACGAATTCAAATGTCTTGAAAATGATTAAAAAAGCTTTTGATTCTGGAATACAAAATCAAATGAGTATGAGAGAACTTGCACAAAAGATGATGGATGAGACGAAATCAATCTACAAACTTACAGCAAATCGAGCGGTGACAATAGCTCGAACAGAGACAACATCACTCGCTAATGATATAATGACTGAAAACTTTAAAGAGAATGGTATAGGAAAAAAGGAATGGTTAACAGCGCAAGACGAAGTTGTGCGAACATTCGATGATAAAGCTGAATTCGACCACAGGTCGATGGATGGAGTTGAAGTTGGGCTTGAAGATTACTTCCATGTTCCAAAACGAAATGGCGGAAGTGAAGCGATTCAATATCCAGGCGACATGAACAATGGAAGTGCTGGTAATGTAATTAATTGCAGATGTACAATAAATCCAAAATAGGAGGAAAAAATGCCGTATCCGAATTTTCATTCAGCGAGATTAAGAAACCCCACTGATTTTAATCCTGATACCTTCAGAAACACAGAAGGTGGGACAATTTTTGGGCATATCAAAGTCCCAAAAACGGTTCAAATCATCTGGGGAAAACTAAAAGGAAAAGACAAAGAAGAAGACCCGCCGATACCACAAGCTTTGAGATTTAAAATTGAAGACTGGGAAGTAGAAGAAGCGAAAAAATGGCTCGAAGATAATAATATCGAATATATTCTTTTTGAACCAGCTAAAAAAGAAGAAAAAGAAATAGAAGAAAATATTTTTATCGCTAAACAATTAATAATCAAACAGCTTGAAAATAAAAATAAAAACACTTTTAAATTTGTAGCAACGAAACAAATTGTCGATATGGATGGTGACATGGTATTTATAAATGAGAATGAAAAAGGAAAAGGTTTACTGCTTGATTATTTTAATCAACACAAAGTTTTTTTGATGCATCATAATAACGAAGCTCTTCCAGTTGGAAAAGTACTTTCATATCAAAAAATGACAGATAAAAATGCTATTCCATTTTTAGAAATAGAGGTAGAATTTGCAGATACAGAAAGAGGAAGAGAGATTAAATATTTATATGAAAATGATTTCATGAAAATGGTTTCAATTCGCTTTAAAAGTGAGATAGCAGAAAAAAATATTTACGGGGGTCATAATTATTATCAAGTGAAGCTTATTGAAATTTCTGCTGTTCCTTTAGGAGCAAATCAAGAAGCTGTAATTCTGAAAGGTTTAAAGCAAATAGAAAACGAAAAACAATTTACAGAAAAAAAAGAAATAGATGAGAAAATCGAGAAGATTCAAAAAAAGCTCTTTTGTCTTTCGAGCAAAGATAAAGAGCGAGATAATCATTCTCGAATAATCGATTCTATTTTAAATATGTTAGAAAAAAAAGAGGAGGTAGATAATGACTGAAATAATTGAAAAGCTTGAAACAATCGAAAAAGGAATCGAGACAAAATTAAAAGATGTAGAAAAAATTGAAAGAGAAATAGACGAAACAAAAAAGGTAAATTCTTTTCTCAAAGAAGAAATTGAAAAGATGAATAAAAAAGTAAATGAATTTGAGGTTTCTCAAAAGTCTATTTCTATTATAACTCCAGAAATGTCGGGAAAAAATCTTTTGCAGGAAAAATGCAAATTTTATCGTGCGATTTTTAGAAAAGATTTAAATGCTCTTACAAAATTCAAAGGCATAATTGGAGATGAAAGTGGAAGCGGGGTAATTGGGCAAGTTGTTGTCCCAGAAGAGTTTGCTTCAACGGTGATAAGTCTGATAACTAAATCAAGTGAAAGCTCTATTATACCTTTTGTCAACACAATGCCAATGGCTAAAGCTACTATGAATGTTCCGAGGGTTTTAAACTCTCTTACAGCTGGAATGGTAGCTGCAGGAGGAGAAATACCTGAAAGTCAGCCGAAAAGTTTGTTTGACCAGCTTATAGCGAAAAAGATAGCAGCGATTATTTATTACGATAATGAGGACTTACAGGATGCTACTCCACAATTGATTGCAAAGATTGAAGAACAGGCGGCAGAAGCTTTTATTTATCGCGAAAACTTTGCGATGTTATCAGGTGACGGAGTATCCGATTATGAAAACTGCGGGATTTTAGGTGTTCTAAACGCTGTAGATACAAATGTTGTAGATATGACTGGGGATGAATTTTCAGACATTACCGTCGAAGATTTAGCGAAGCTGGTCGATACTTCTGGAATCTCAAATGGAACATTTATAGCACACAAGACTATTCGTTCTGTACTACGAAACTTGTCAGACGAAGGCGGAAAAATTTGGAAACCCTCCGAAAAAGGCGATGTAGACACGATTTGGGGCTACCCTGTCATTTGGGCTGATAATGATAGTGAGGATGACCCGATACTTCCAGCTTTGACCGATTCGGCACCCGAAACAAAGTTTTTTATTTACGGCGATTTGAAGAGTGGAATCGTACGAGGCGATAGATTGACATTAGAAGTTGCGCTTGATTCGAGTCTGAAGTTCAATTCTTATCAAACAGCGATAAGATGGGTAAGACGAGTTGATGCTATTGTATATGGAAAAAAGTTTGCAATATTAAAAACTGGAGCTGGTTCATAGAAAAAAAAATAAAAAAAAGTCCGGGTGTTTTTTTATCTTTTTCAAAAAGATTTTTTGCACCCGGACACGTTTTAAAAAAGGAGAAAAAAAATGGGAAGAAAGAAAAAAAGTTTTTTTGAATCAAAAGAAATTGACAAAATCGAAAAGAATAAAAACATAAATGATTTAAAAGAAAAAATTTTGATTTTTTTTTCTACTCCAACATTAATTTGGGGCAAGAAATATCACGGCTATTATGAGGTAATTCAAAACGACCGCCTCTTAACTGTTGCGAAGGGCAAATATCAAATAAAAGGATGAAAAAATGATTTCTTTAGCAAATATAAAAAAAAGAATGGGGATAAGCAACAACGATAATGATGAATTGATAATTGAAAAAATGAAATTTGCCTTTCAATATGTCTCACAAAAAATTCCAATAGCTGTAACTGAAGACGAAAGTTTGAATGAAAGTGGCTTTGATTATTATATTGACTATGATTTTTGCGAAAATAAATTTATTGTAAAGAATAAAATTATTTTAGGCTTAAAAGTCGAAGATATAGAATTAAAAAATATTTTTGTTTATGATGAAGAGTATGAGGAAACAGAACTTGATGTTTCTCAAATAAAACAAGAGCGAAGAATTATTTATTATGAAGACTTTTTAGAATACATCGAAGCAAAAATTAGCTATACCAGCGAATATGGGAATAGTTATATCGACGATATATTGCAAGATGTTACAATATTTGAATTCAAACAGCTTCCAATTGTGTCTGGAAGTTTGACAAAAAATGCGGAAAATGTCGGCGGCTATTATTCGATTTCTTTTAAAACTTCCGAAGAATTTTACAAAACGATTGATGAAAAAATAAGAAAGATTTTTTTAAGAGGATTTAATTAAATGCTAAAAAAAACAATAACAAATGAAGAATTAGAAAAAAGATTATATTCTTCAATTATAAATGCGATGATAATTGAATTTAATAGTGAGCTGAAAAAGAAATTGACATATAATTATTTGGGCATCTGGACTGGCGCTTTAAGAAAAACAACGATGGCATTGAGTGATGGGCGGAAGGTTTTTGTTGGAACGAATATGAATTATGGATATGGTTATGAAACAGGTGATTGGTCGAAAGTTAATACTATTTCAACGAAAGATTTTTTACGAGCAAATGGTTTTACCGGGAAAAGTTATTATCAATTTAAAAAACAAAACCCGAGAACAGCAAGTTGGACAGGTGATTCAAAACATCGACCATTTATGTTTGATACAATTAAGTCTGTAGAAGTACAAGCGCGAATAAGTGGGAGGTTGAAAAATGCTAACGTATAGGGAAAAAGTAGAAAAAATTTTTGAAGTACAAGAGTTTTTGATAAACAAGCTGAAAGGAATTGGAATAGAAAATATTTTTAAGTGTTGGAGCGATTTAACGAGAGATTTAAGTTATCCGGCTTTTTTTGTTCTTTTTGTAAAAGGAGTTCAAAATGATATTAGAGAAAAAGAAAATTGCGTTTTAGAATTTAATATTCTAATAAAAAATAAAAGTGAAGAAGAATTAAATAATTATTTGTTGATGGCTGATATAGTAGAACTTTTTGAACAATACAATTATGAAAATGAAAATATAATCGGATTAAAAATAAATTTTCCAGAAAATTTTTTTAATTCTAATGATAATTTAAAAACGATTGGTACAGTCTTAACTGTACAGGTCGAAATATAGAGGAGGTGTTTAAATGGCATTTAGAAACTTAACAGGTAGTGGAACTGAAAAAAAGAAATTTCCCTTGATTTTTTTGAGACCTGCTTTTTCAAACGATGAAATGGACACAATCGTAACATCAAAAAGTGTGCCTATAACTGATTGTGTTCAAATCAAATCACTGGGTGGATGTACCTTAACACCGACAGCGACGACTGGAGATTTGGAGAATGACCAGGATGGCGTAGTTGGAACCGTACAAGAAAAAATGGAGTTTACGCTTGAAATTAATTTTAGTGCTGTGGATTTGCCTATTTTACAGGATATTATGTTGCTTGATTATTCAAGCGAAAGTGGTGAAGACGTATTATGGCTGAAACAAGGTCGGAATGTCGATATTACTGATTTAGCTATTAGTGCGATTATTTATGACAAAAACCTTGATTCTGACAACAACACAAATTCGCCTGATTTGACAAAGGATTCAGAAACCTGGATAATCTTCCGAATTGCACCAGACGACCGGGTGCCACTTGTGATGAATGGCGAACAGAACAGTGGGAAAGCTACATTCAAAGTATTAGCTAGCCGTTCTACTGGTTCGTCCGGTGGAATTTGTGGTGGGATTGGTGCTTTTACTCCAGTTGCTTAATAGGTGATAATTCTATATGTTGGTAAGAATTAGGAAACTTAATGGAAACATAAAGATTTATCGAAATGGCATAGGATATTGGGCGAAATTGA